TGCCTTGAGCTGAGCAGCAAAGCCCTGCGGCTCGCTTTCAGGGGCAAAGGGGGTCTCACTCTCAGGAGTGATCACCTCAAAGCCGTCCTCCTCATCAAAGGCATCAGTGGCAGCTGGCTTGTCGAACGGCACCAGGTCCAGCACCTGAACAGATTCGAGCTCGAGGCTCATTCCCTTGCCGCTGGGGCCAGACCACGACCAGGGGGAGAAGGCGACCTTCACCTTGCTGCCGTTGCCGATCAGCATGTCCTGGGGCCATGCCTTCTTCTTGGCATCGACCACCACCGGTGCGGGCTTGGCGTGGCCCTTGGCGGTGAACTCCTTGCGCTTGAAGTTGAACTTCACCTTGCCGGTGGGCACCGGCCGGCCTTTCTCATCCTTGGTGGTCTCATCACCAAACGGCCAGCCGTTGGCCGCCACCTTCACCCCCTTGCCGTGCATGGCCTCGAACTGAGCCTCAAGCCGTTCGATGAACGTGATGGTCTCCGGGTCGCTGGGGTCCAGCAGCAGGGAGATCGACCAGGCCCTGGGGTCGCCTTCCTCATACCCCTCGGCGGCATCGCCCAAGACCTTGGCCCAGAGCGCCTCCCCCCGCGGGGAGACGATCAGCTCGCGTGGCATGTGATGCACATGTGATGAACAACGCGACCATACGGCTCCTAGGTGCAGCAGGCAACGACTCCTAGGAGTCCGTTTGAGACGCGATGCTGGATCAGCAGAACACGTAAGGGTTCTCGCCAATCCGCCCCTCGCACAAATCGCCAACCAGCGGTGGGTGCGGCAGCTGAACGCGGGCACTACGACTGACTTCCTGGCGCATCTCAGACAGCCAGCCCACCAGGTAGAGCGATCTCAGCTCGCTCAACAACGTCTGGTGGAGCCATGCCGCCCTGGACGGCAACGTGGCAAAGCAATCGTGGTTGGTCAGCACCGGTGCTCGGACCTTCCCACATGCGACAACCACTGCATGAACCAGGGCCGCATCGAAGGCGTGCACCGTGTTGGCGGTGATCCCCCGGTTGGTGTTCCTCGCGCTCAGCTCACCCGGTGCCACCTCGGTGTCATGGCGCTTCCAGCGGCGTGCGCCGTGGATGGCGGTGCTCGTCTTCTCCTGTTCCTCGAGCAGGTTCCCGAATGACAGCGGGAACCCCATCGGGCTGGTCCACCGCACCGGACGCTGCTTCTTGATGCAGGTCATGCTGACCTTGCGCAGCCACTCCTCCATGGCCACACAGCTGCGCAGCTCCTGCTTGATCACCTCACCCAGCCGCTTGGCCATGTACTGCGCCGGCTTGGTGTACTCCCACTGCCACTGCGACACCGGCACGTCAGGGTTCTTCTCCTGCAGCCACCCCTGCAGGTAGTCCACCAGCGAGAAGTGCTTCGCCCCATACACCACCGTCATGGTCGGCCCCTTGGTCAGCGACCGGTCAAGCGACTTCTTCAGCCAGAACTCCGCCTGCTTCTGATCGCGGAAATCAAACGAGTCCAGATCCATCCGCAGACGGTTGGTCAGCACGTCCGCCATGTGGGCGTACAGGTCATGACGGGTGCTGCCCACCATGTTGGTGTGACGCGCCAGGCCCTGATCACGGGTCAGCGCCGCAATGATCCCCATCCCGCTGCACGTCTGGTCAAACCGCACCGGACACCCACAGGGCCTGCTGTCGTCTTCCAGGAAGTCAGCGATGGCAATGCAGCACTGCAGGTACTGCCACGGGTCAGACGCTGCTCGCCACAGGTCAGAGCGATCCAACGGCCTCTTGGCAATCGCCTCGATCTGATCCAGGTGGGCGCGACCCCACTGCACCCGCTCAGCCCAGCTGCTGTGGCCCAGCCCGTAGTGCCCTGCCGCGGCCGCCAGCAGCTGCTCAAACGCATCGTCATCCATCCGCTCGCCATGGGCAAACGACACCAGCGCCTTCTGGTGGTCAGGGCCCTGGTGCCCCAGCACCCTGCTGCTCGCATACAGCCGGCCGCGGAAATCGAAATCGTGCTTCAGCCAGATCGGCCGGCCAGCAACCTCCTCCCCCTGCCGTATCGCTTCTTCAATCCGGCACCGCTGGGCAGCCTCGCCAGGCAATGACCCGAACCCCTCCGGGTCCCGGCTGACCGGGAACAGACCAGGCATGTTGCTGTCCCACGCCTCACGCTGCAGCCGCACCATCCACGGATCCACGCGCAGCTCCTGCTGCTCAACCGTGTTCACCACCGTCAGCGCCACCTTCAACCCCTCTGGGGTGATGTGATCCATCGCCATCGCCTGACGGCTGTTCACCAGCGACCGGCCGTCACGCTTCAACCCAGACCACGGCTCCGGTGGAATCAGGGACGGCAGATCACGAATCGGCAGTGGCCACGGCGCTTCTGCCTTGATCAACTCCAGCGCCTTCGGTGTTGGCAGCACCAGCTGGTCCTTGCCCTGTCCGAACGTGATCAGCTCCGTCCGCGCTGCTATCACCTCGAGCATCAACTGCCCCAGCCCTGTTTGCTCGGCTGCCGTCCACCCAGCGGGCTTCACATTCAGCTGCCGCAACACACGGGGTGACACCGCACGCTTGCCGAACTCCTTGCGCAGATGACGGAACAGGGCCTGCCCTCTCTGGTGGCTGATCTCTGTTGCCTGGAGCTCCTGCTGCAGTGCACGGCCAATCGACTTCGCCAGTGCTGTTCGCTTCGGTCTGGCGATGATCTTGTCCACCACCACACCCAGCGCAATCAGGGAGATCGACCGCGGCCCCCGATCGCAGAAGTGCAGCAGCAGTGGCCAGTGCGCGTAGTACGGACCCGGCTTCTCCGTGTCCACCACCAGCTCGGTGAGCAGCTCATCAAGGCTCAGAGACACCAGCTCGGCGTACTCCTTCATCAGCCGAGCACCGGGCCGTGTCCTGCCAGCCAAGCCACGGGCCATGAGGTTCTGGTGCTGGTTGGCCGCGGCCTCTTGAGCACGCCGAACCTCGCGCCGTTCCCTCTGCCGCTGCAGTTCTTCCACCGGTGTGGACGCGGCTTTTTCGGTGTTCAAGGCGCAGAGTTGGCTGCTTTCAGCACCAATTCCACCCCACCTGTGCAACACACGACCAGTGGTCAGCTGGTGCAGTGTTGACCCAGTTCTGCTGCTTGCTCTGCAGTGGTGGGATTGTCCGCAGCGCTTTTTAAGTCCGCTGCGTATACCATTCCGCCATGCTCCCGCCCTGTCATAGCAAGGGAGCTGAAGGATCCCATGCTCACCGTATGCGGCAGTCTGCCGACATGAGTCAGGCGAATTGCCGAACCGGTGGACGCAGGCACCTTACAGGTGCTGGCCGGGTTACTTCAGCCAGCAGCTCGCGGTAACGCCGAGCTTGCTCGAGCGCCATCGCTGCCACCTCATACGGGTCAGCACCGGATTCAACTAGCTGCTTCCTGATCTCTCTGACTTCTTGCTGAGCAGTGGTCATGACAACCTCCTGCAAGGGTTGGACGAACTGTAACCAACTGTCGCAGTGTTCAGGAATACGGTTGCCATACTGGGTTCAGCGCCACCAACCCCATGTCAGAACTCTCCAAGGAACTGGAAGACCTGCACCGCGTTGTGGTGCGTGCAGTCCGTGATCGCGTTGACACTGACGGCACAGCTGATGACCTGCGGCTGGCCATGCAGCTGCTCAAGCAGAACTCCATCACCGCCAACCTGGGCATCTCAGGACCGGATGAACTCAAGAGCCGGATGGCCGGCAAGTTGAACTTCAGCGCCATCAACGACAAGAAGGTCTTGCCCTTCAGGTCCGCCCCCCAACCGTCTGCCGACTCACGCCCCCATACGAACGATTCATCGGACGCGGTTTGAATCCAAGCGCCAACGCATCAACACTGGCACCCGTCTCATCCATCAAGCATTGACGCGACCAATCTTCGATCTCGCCCTGACGGGTGGCTTGCTGTTTGCGCTGATCTTGTGCCGCGGCCTCAGTGAAGAACGCCACCGCAAGACTCAACGAGTCGATCCGGTCGTCATGCAGCAACGCACCACGCTCAGTGGTAATCCGGCTCATCTGGTACATCAGTGAGCGCTGGTGACCCTTCTCTGGGTCCCGCTCAGCATCGCGGTAGTCCTTCCTGATCAGCTCGCTGCTCACCACCAGGCGGTGCTGCTGCACCACCGGTGCAAGCGTGTCCACGATCCTGCGTTCCTTCTGCTGGGTGACGCGCATCTCCTCGATGCCGCAGGGATGGATCCGGTTCATCACCGGGCTGAGCAGGGCCTCGAACATGCCATCACCAAAGTTGCTCTCCACCACCACCTGGCTGACACGCCACCGCTTGGCACGTTCAGCCAGCATCTGCAGCACCTCATCGGCGTAGCCCTGGCAGGTGCCACCGCACTCCAGCAGATACAGGTTGCCGTTCAGCTCAGCCAGCACTGACCAGGCCAGCTCGTCCTGGCCGCGGCCGCTGGGGTCAATCGCCATGACACAGCGCCAGGTTTCATCCTGCGCAATCCAGCCCTGGGTGATCATCGGGCGGTGATACCACCGATCAGCACCCAGCCCCACGCTGATCAGATCCTGAATGCGCTGGTCAGGACCCGATGCCCAGCTCACCACCTCCGGCAATGCCTTGCCGTCCAGTTCCATCACGATCAGATCACCCAGCCGAATCGGGTAGCGATCGAGCGTGGACAGCCGGCAGTTGAGCATGAACTGCAGCTGCACTGAGCTGCGGGTCATCGCCATCTCACGGCGCAGCAGCTCGTCATGACCGAACCGCTCAGGGTCCGTTGGCTCACCCGCCAGTGATGGATCCTCCTCCGCTTCTGCTGCCATCAGCGGATCGAGGTTGCCGTCATAGGCATCCCACTCATCCGGGTCAGCAGGGTTGGGATACCGCGCTGGCCATAGCCGCATCGCGTAGCTGCGTTCGCGGTGCATCCGCAGGTACAGGCTGCTTTCCAGGTGCGGCGTACCCAGGAAGATCGTCTGCCGCGGCAGCTCACCATCCACCTCAGGCTTCCTGACAGCCTCAAGCTCTGTGATGGCCGCGGCCAGGCGTTCCTGCTTCAGCGGTGTGATGCTGTTGGAGAGGGTCTCAATGTCGTCAGCGATGGCGCAGGTACAGCGCTTGCCGGTCAGGGATGGGGACAGGATTCCCACAGCGCGGACACTCGGGCTCTGATCAACGATCGAAGGTCCCACATCCCAAGCATTGACAGAGGACCGGCCATCACTGAGTGGTTCCAGACACTGGAGGATGTCGATGTCACGGACCAACCTGAGCATCCAGGTGCTGATCTCCACCGCCTTATCAGCTGTGGCACCGACCAGCAGGATCTTCTCCCTGAACGGATCCCGGCGCAGCCGCCAGAGGGCATAGCAACCGGTCAGGAACGACTTCCCTGCACCGCGGTAGGCCGTGATGATCTGCCGATCAGGACCCGTCTCCAGGTACTCGAGGATGCCCAGCTGCTGCTTGGTTGGTGCATCCGCCAGGTTCAGCTCCCGCAGCAGGTAGCAAGCGAAGTGCGGGAGGGGTTCAAGCTCAGGCGGTAGCGGCTCCCAGGTCACTGAACCTCCGCTGCGGCCAGGGCCTGCTGGAGAGCACGCTGGAGTTGCGTGCGCTTGTCCTCCACCAGGTGGAAGGAGGACACGTAGCAAGCCACTTCAATGCCGCGATGAGCCATGGACACCCGGATGCAGTCGTGTTCCAGCTGCTCAGTCTCCAGCGGCCAATCCATCAGGTGGTAGCAGGTGCCTTCGGTGC